GAGCACTACTGCGAGGACTGCACCACTCAGGACATCAGAGACGCCGTGCCGTTTGTGTCGGATGTGCGTGGCGACGCGTTGCCTGGGATGTCGTCGTGAAGCGCGTGCTGCTTGCCGCGGTCGAGCGTCTGGCCGCCGCGTTCATCCGGGCCCTGGATGCGCTCGGGCAGCCACGTGACGAGCGGGGCGAGTGATGCGTCACGACGGCCTGTGTGAGCGCGATAGCCACGCGGTGACCATCTTCGGCTTGGGCTGTCAGTGCGCGTCCAGGGCGTACCGGGCTGACCCGCTGCCGGACGACGTCACACCGGTCTACGCCGAGCCGAAGACACCAGGACAGGAGGGCGGATGAGGATCACCGGCCACCACAAACGCACCGGTGTCCCGTTCGTCAGGACCTCCTGCATGATCCTCGGCGACAAGCAGATCGACACCTTCGAAGCGATGCTCGCCCTCACCGGTCGACGCCCGAATCAGCTCGTCGCTGACCTCATCCTCGCTGCGATCCAGAAGGGTCAGACAGACCCCGAGGTGCAGCACATGGCGGCGCTTCTCCGCGACGGCCGTCGCGGGTTGTACAACGGGACAGGGCTGTACATCGTCAAGGACTCAGCGTCGTGAACGAGTGCCCGTTCTGCGGTGCCGCCGATCACCCGTCCGACGACGTCGACGCATGCCCCGGCGACTGCAACCGCGCCTGGCACGCAGCCGAACGCATCGCCCACGACGAAGGAAAGAAACGCCGACCCGACCTTTCCCTGGTCAACCACGGTGTGCCCATGGTCGAAGCCGCCCCCGTCTGGTGCCGCGAATGCCAAACCGACATCACCCAGACGATCGCCGGCTTCCCCGACCTGTGCGCCACCCTCACCCCAGGCGACCTCAACACCGGCCGCGACGTCAACACCGGACCCCACACGGCTGCGATCGTCCCCCCCACCAACAGCCCGGCGTGGGACCAGGCCGACGAAATTATCAGGTGGGCCGTCAACACCGAAGACACGCTGCGGGCCCGCATCAACGACATGGGTCGCGGGCCGCGCCCCTGGCGTGACCTCGGATCCGCAGTCTCCTACCTGACATTGCACGCCACACCGCTGCTGTCCAGTCCTGACGCCGTGAGCATCGGGTTCGACGTGTTGCGGATGAACCGCCGGCTGGTCCAGGTCACCGGCGCCGACCGGTTGGTGCACCGTCTGCCGGGGGCGTGCATGGTGTGTGACCGGCGGGCGTTGCAGCGCACGGATGGTGACGAGCTGGTCAAGTGCCGGGCGTGTGGGGCGACGTGGCATTGGGATTACTTCCAGTTCCTGGTCAAGGCCCTCGCCGACAGGGTGCGTGCCGGGTGAGCCCGCTGACATCTCGAGACCTGGGCCTGCTCACCCTGGCTGAGGCGTCCGAGATCGCAGGGTTCCCGGTGGCCACGATCCGGGTGTGGATCACCCGGTACCAGCTGGCGACCACAAAGGCGTTGGGCCAGGTCATGCTCTCTGAGCTGGAGTTCTACGACTGTGAGAGAGATCGCCGCGACACGCCGCAAAGACGGGGCTTGACTCGGGGGAATGACACGACTGTAATATGAATCCGACGCGACCGCATTGTCGCGAACCGAAAGGCCTGGATCCGAGCACACGCTCTCCGGGCCTCACTCATGCCCGGAGGTGGGCTCATGCCGCAGGACCGGAAGTTCCCTCCACGTTGCCCCAACTGCGACCGGCTCCTGGCCGAGCACGCCAAACCGCACTGCGACTGGAAGACCCACCCGCGCTGCTCCTGGATGTCCTGCAAGTGCGGGGCGAACATCGCCCAAGCCACCTTCTGACCCTTCCTGACAGTGCCCAGTGAGGTGACCTCGTTGGTATGGGATCAGAAGCGACGCACACCAGGCGACTACCTCAACCCCCACAAGGCAGCGCGCATCATCGCCGCACACGATGGCATCTGCCACCTATGCGGACACGGGCAAGCGACACAGGTCGACCACGTCATCCCTTGGGCAGAGTGGACACACCCAACGCTCTCAGTGCATGACGCATCCAACCTCGCGCCAGCACACGGCAGCGCCTGCCCTACCTGTGGACGTGACTGTCACGCGGACAAGAGCAAGGCAGAGGCAGCACGAGGCAGCACCCGCTACGCCGCACGAAGCAAGCGACCAACCGAACGACACCCCGGACTGATCTGATCCAATCCATCGCGCCAACCGCCCCCCCCTGGGGACCCCACCCCCTCCACTAAGGGTGGAGTGCGACGCGGTTAGCAGCCAGAATCCAGCGTGCGCCCTGCGCTCGTTTTTTCAGCACTCCCGACCCCTGGTGGGTCGTTCCGACCCTGGAGGTCACCGTCATGGCTGCACCGAAAGCACCTGTAGGGCTTGGCAAGGCTGGTAAGGCTCAGTGGTCCTCGATCGCGGGCTCGTACAAGCTGCGCCCGGATGAGCTCACGGTTCTTGAGGATGTGTGTCGGACGGGCGACATGATCGCGGCGTTGATTGCGGCGTGGGCCAAGGATGGCTCGCCGATGACGACGAAGGGCAGTATGGGTCAGCTGGTGACGCACCCGTTGATTTCAGAGCTGCGTCAGCACCGGTCGGCGCGCGCTGCGTTGTTGCGGCAGTTGGCGTTGCCTGATGGCGATGAGGTGCCGGTGCCGAACCAGCATCGGAGTGCGGCTCAGACCAAGTGGTCTGCGCGTGGCGCGTAGCCTTGCCGCCTCCCAGACCCGCACTGCTGACTCTGACTACCGCGAGATCATCGGCTGGTACGAGGATCAACTAGAGCGTGCGACGCCGCCAGTTGGCCTCGCGTGGGAGCCGGTCAAGATCGGGCCGACGTGGCAGTACGACAACGGCTGGGTGTTGCCTGCGGTCACGCTAGGGTGGCGCAACCTGGCATGGACAGGGCTGAACCTGTCGGCGCCCAAGGGTGGGCCGTGGACGTACACGCTGGAACAGGCGCGGTTCATCCTCTGGGCTGACGCGCTGGACCCGGACACGGGCGAGTTCCTGTACTCGACGTCGGTGCTGCAGCGGCTCAAGGGCTGGGGCAAGGACCCGGTCGGCGCGTGCGTGTCCGCTACGGACATCTGCTCCGAGGATGCTGTGTTCGACCACTGGCGCGGTGACGTCCCGGTCGGCCGGCAGCAGGAGAACGCGTGGGTTCAGATCATCGCCGTGGCGCAGCATCAGACCCAGACGACCATGAAGCTGTTTCCTGGCCTCATACCTGCTGAGACGCGCAAGCGGTACGGCATCCAGATCGGCAAGCTGAACGTGTGGGCGCGTGGTGACACTGCGCAGATCGAGGCTGTGACGTCGAACCCGCTGACGATCGAGGGTGGGCGTCCGACGCGGATCATCCGTGTGGAGACGCAGAACTGGAACTCGTCCAATGATGGCCACGATATGGCCGGCGCGATCGAGGGCAACGCAGCCAAGAGCCCTGATGGTGCGGCGCGCATCCTCGATATCTGCAACGCCTTCCGGCCCGGTGAGGACTCAGTTGGGCAGAAGGCGCGTGAGGCGTTCGAGGCCACGCAGGGCACCCATTGCGCGGCTCATGCGACATCGACGGACTGGCCTGAATGCATCAACTGCCAGCGGCCCAAGTCGTTGGACTTCGGGCAGCTCTACGATTCGCTCGAGGCACCACCTGAGGCGCCTCTGACTGTCGAGGCTGTCCCTGGTGTGGTGGAGTCGATCCGGGGCGACTCGGTGTGGCTGTCCACGAAGCGGATCTTGGCGAGCATTCTCAATCCGATGAACTCGGCGAGTGAGTCGCGGCGCAAGTGGTACAACCAGATCACGGCGCAAGAGGACGCGTGGTGTGACCCGAAGGACGTTGCCCTGGCCGTGAGGGACGAACTGATCGAGCCCGGCACGCCTGTAGTCCTGTTCGGTGACGGGTCCAAGTCCGACGACGCGACTGGCCTCCTGGCTATCCGCATCAGCGACGGTCACGCCCAGGTGTTGTACGTTCAGCAACCCAAGGCGGGCAAGATCGTTGACCGTGACGCGCTTGACCATGCGGTCATTGAGGCGATGGCCACATTCAAGGTTATGGCGTTCTGGTTCGACCCGTCCCACGCCAAGGACGACGACGCTGAGGGCGACAGCCGATTCTGGTGGCCACTGTGCGATGAATGGTCGCAACGGTATGGCCGGCGTTTGAAGTGCTGGCCAGTCAAGACCGGCAACCGTACTCACGCGGTGGCGTTCGACATGGCATTGGAGACCAGCCACCAAATCTTCCAGCCCGCTTGCGATCAGGTGCTGAACGAACTCGAAGCCGGGACTGTGACGTTCGCGAGGTCCCAGTGGCTGATTGAGCACATGGGCAACGCCAAGCGCGCACCGGGCAAATACGGGACGAGCATCCGCAAGGACAACCGTGAGTCGCGTCACAAGATCGACCTGGCTGTCTGCCTGATCGGCGGACGGATGCTGCGCCGCGTCTATCTACTGAGTTTCAAAAAGGGCACTCCAGGCAAGAAGCCGCGAGTGATCGTCCTCCAGTAATCCAAGCGGGAAGGGGCACAACCAGTGACCATGCCCATAGGTGAGACCGGCAGCCCCGTCAACATGGACCAGCCTGACCAGACCTATGGCGTGAAGGCTTACGGGCCGAGCAATGTCGTGTCGCTGGACCTGCCGATGATTCGCCTGTCGGATGACGAGCAGGCGATGGTCACCCGATTGACGTCACTGGTGGAGTCGAAGCGGTACGGCCTTGAGCTGCGTGACGCGCACTACCGTGGCACCGTTCGTGTCCAGGATCTCGGGATCTCCATTCCTCCGTCGATGCGGAATGTGAAGATCGCACCTGGGTTTCCGCGGGTTTGTGTCGACGCGCTCGACCGCCGGTTGAATGTTGACGGGTTCCGCTATCCGGACTCCAACGACGTGGACAGGGATCTGCAGGAGATCTGGCTCGGCAACGATCTCGATGCGGAGCACCCGCTGGCCCATCTGGATGCGTTGGTCTTCGGCTGTGGGTATGTCGGTCTCGGCTCCCCTGCCACGGGCGGTAACGTCATCGACACGCCCCCGCTCATCACGATCGAGTCGCCGCTGGACATCGCGGTGGAGTGGGACGCCCGGACTCGGACGATCCGTGCGGCGTTGCGGCTGTTCGGCTTTGAGGGGTCACGTCAGGCGACGTTCTACAAGTACGGGTCGACCATCTCGCTGATCCAGTCTTCGGGTGGCTGGACTGTCACTGGCCGTGACGACCACGGCCTGCAGCCCATGATCGTCCGTATCCCGAACCGGCCTCGGTCCTACGCTCGTGATGGCGCGTCGGAGATCACGCCAGAGATCATGAACATCACCGATGCGGCCAGCAGGGCGATGCTGGGGCTGATGGTGGCGGGTGAGTTCTACTCGGCGCCGCAGCGGTACATCCTCGGCGCTGACGAGTCTGCATTCCAGGCACCTGATGGGACATCGAAGGATGGTTGGTCGACCTACCAGGGGCGAATCCTTGCTCTGGAGAGCAACGCGGATGGCATCCTTCCCACGGTGGGGCAGTTCACCGCCTACGACCCGTCCGTGTTCACAAAGGTCATCGACTCCTACTGCCAGCGCATCTCAGCGTTGACCGGACTGCCGCCGTACATGCTCGGCTTTGCCACGGCGAACCCCACGAGCGCGGACGCGATCCGCTCGGGTGAGGGCGAGCTGACGCGGCGAGCCGATCACAAGACGGTCATGTTCGGCAAAGGCTGGCGTGATGTGATGAAGCTGGCGCTACTCGTTCGTGGCGGAAGCCTGCCGGACAATGCCGAGAAGATCACGACGGTCTGGTCTTCGACCTCGACTCCGACCATTGCGGCGACGACTGATGCGGTCTTCAAACAGGTCACGATGGGCTACCTGCCTGCCACGTCTGACGTGACTGGCGAGGCGTTGGGGTACAACGCGATCCAGCGTGAGCGCATCGAGATTGACCGCGCGGCAGATCAGGGCCAGTCGATGCTGCAGGAGATCGCCCACAACCTCGACGTCAAGGGTTTTCGGGCTGACCAG